CACTCAAATAATTCGTTAATTTCTCATTTAGTACCGACATCTGTACAATCGTTATTTATCCTCAACCCCTTTTTTCTCAGAAAAGGCCTGGTATTTTCAGATAAAAAAATTTTCTGCAAAAAATTTGCTTTTTTTTTCCTTTAGCATTACTGTGCGTATAATCCCTATAGGAATACAACTAGATAGGACTGTACTAGCATAGGACTGTACTAGGATAGAACTGTACTAGTTTTTTATAAGTTATATACTTACTAGAACAGTCCTAGTAGTAAATGATAAAGATTATTTTATAAGTTCCTACGGCAGAATGGCGCTATGTCAGGAGCATGAAGGCGATCAGTGATGGAAAGACTTGCTAGGTCTGGTCCTGGTCAATAGCCTAAGAAACTGACACTCAGTTTTATGACTTTCTCTGGGAGTCATTCTGCCGTTTTTTCCCTGAATTGATTCTTTCTGTTATATTCCTCCATCAGTTTTATTGAATGTGGATACACGTGGCTACAGAAAAACAGAAAAGATTTGCCAAGCTCATTGCCAATGGCTGTGATAAAGAGGGAAAGCCCATCAATGCCACGGATGCTTATGTCGAGGCTGGCTACAAAGCACTTAACCCCAGGAACGCTCAAGGAGTAGAGGCTTGCAGGCTTATTGTCAACGATACCGTTGCCAGGCTTATTGAGGAAGAAAGGGCTGTAATCAGGAAATTTGAGCAGAAAGTACAGAAAAAGCAGGAAATACTGACATTAAGCGATACCCAGCGGGTTCTTGATAAGCTAAGAACGTGGATAGACGGTGATATTGAGGCCAGTACCAGTCAGCTCCGCAGTGCTGAACTGCTTGCTCGTGTTAGTGGAATGCTCCGTACTGACATCTCAATCGAGAACAAAGAACGATCTTCTTCAGAAATAGAAGGATTATTGAATTCTAAGCTGGCTGCTTTGTCGGTTATCGTGGAAGATGAGATCGAACCTGCTCATTCTGAGGATGAGGAAAGTTCAATTAAAACGTACAAAGACTCAATGCATTAGTTTTTTGGGAACGCTGTTTTAGAAAGAATTTATGAAAAAAGATTCTACTTCAAGCTATTTAAATTACAGATTATGGAAATCTGATACTAAATTTAGGGAACGAATTAAAGCGGCAGCGGCAGAGTTTCGTGTTGCGTCTACTAAGGAACCGCAACCTGCAACAAAGCCCAGCAAAAATAAATGAGTTAATTGAATAGGCAGATAAATGCTAGAAGGAATTGACTTAAAAACTCTAAGCCACGTTAAAAGACTTCCTGCTGAAGACCAAAGGGAAGTTTTAGAATTATTAGAAGACTTAGAGGAAGCCAAGAAAAAAGAGAGTGCCAGAGACAGCTTTCTTGGGTTCGTGAAGTATGTCTGGCCTATCTTTATTGAAGGCAGGCATCATAAGGTAATTGCCGAGGCTTTTGAGCGTGTCATTAAGGGCGATCTCAAGCGTCTTATCATCAATATGCCACCCAGACACACCAAGAGTGAGTTTGCCTCTTACCTGTTACCCGCTTGGTTTCTGGGACAAAACCCTGAAAAGAAGGTTATCCAGACATCACACACAGCGGAACTGTCTGTAGGCTTTGGCCGCAAGGTCAGGAATCTGGTTGATTCTGAAGATTTTAAGGAAATTTTCCCTGCCTTAGCACTCAGAGCAGATTCCAAGGCAGCAGGACGCTGGAGTACCAATCAGGGCGGGGAATACTTCGCTATCGGTGTTGGCGGTGCGGTCACGGGTAAAGGTGCTGATTTACTGATTATTGACGATCCCCACTCCGAGCAGGATGGGCAAAGCATTGATGCGGCTGTGTTTGATAAAACCTATGAATGGTATACCTCCGGCCCACGGCAGAGACTCCAGCCAGGCGGTGCGATCATTATCGTTATGACCCGATGGCACAAACGGGATTTGACCGGAAAGATTATTAAAGCATCCTCGCAAAGAGAGGGAGTTGATGATTGGGAAGTTATTGAGTTTCCTGCCTTAATGCCTTCGGGTAACTCGCTTTGGCCTGGGTTCTGGAGTCAAAAAGAACTGCTTGCACTTAAAAATGAACTGCCTGCTTCTAAGTGGGAAGCTCAGTACCAGCAAAACCCTACCTCTGAGGGAGGTGCTTTGGTGAAGCGTGAGTGGTGGAAACGCTGGGAGCGTGATGATCCGCCGAGTTGTGAGTTTATTATTCAGTCCTGGGATACGGCTTTTCTTAAAACCAGAAGGGCTGATTTCTCTGCCTGTACCACTTGGGGCGTTTTCTACCAGCCAGATGAAGATGGCACTACAAGAGCCAATATTATCCTGCTGGATGCCTACAAGAAGCGGATGGAGTTTCCAGAACTAAAGAAAACAGCAATGGAGTTTTACAATAACTGGAGTCCTGATGCTTGCATCATTGAGGCTAAAGCTGCCGGAGCGCCGTTGGTGTTTGAGCTACGAGCAATGGGAATACCCGTTTCAGAGTACACACCGTCCAGAGGAAATGATAAGGTCGCCCGTGTAAACGCAGTAGCAGATATGTTTGCATCGGGTGTTGTCTGGTGTCCAGAGACTCGATTTGGGGAAATGGTAATCGAAGAATTTGCCTCTTTTCCTGTAGGTGAGCATGATGATCTGGTGGACAGCAGTACACAGGCTTTGTTACGGTTCCGCCAAGGTGGATTTTTAAGGCTTAGTTCTGATGAAGAAGATGAACCACTGCCTAGACGAAGAGCAGCTTATTACTAGGAGTAAATGATGCCAAGTTATTATGACAGCAAGAAAAAGAAACCAGGCAAAGCCAATATGCAGTACAACAAAGGCGGCAAGGTTAAGTACAATGATGGCGGTGAGGTTGAGAATAAGAATAAACAGGAATTAACCGAAGAACAAAAAGAATTATTGAAAAAAATAGCAGACGAAAAGTGGAGAAAGAAGGTAGAAAAAGCACCTACCACTAAAACAACTATGGGTAATTTCGCTAATGGCGGAAAAGTTGAGTATGAAAAAGGCGGAAAGATTAAAAAAATGTCCGATGGTGGAAAGGTTAGAGGAATGGGTGCTGCAACTCGCGGTGGTAATTTTAGCAGGAACGGATAAATGGCTATAGAACGTCCTATGGGGTTTGATCCCTTTTCACAATCGCCTGAACAAGAAGGCGCTATTGAAATAGATATTGTGAATCCAGAGTCTGTATCTGTTGATACTCCTGATGGCGGGGTAATAATTGATTTCGATCCCAATGGTGATATGGGTGGTAGTAGCGACCATAATGAAAATCTAGCAGATTTAATTGAAGACAATGATCTAAGCAAGATTGCGTCTGATTTAGTGGGCGCTTTTGAGGCTGACAGAGATTCTCGTTCTGATTGGGAGAATACCTACATCAATGGATTAGACCTTCTTGGTCTGAAGAACGAAGACAGGTCTGAGCCTTGGGATGGTGCTTGTGGCGTTTTTCATCCCGTTTTGACTGAGGCTGTTGTGCGCTTTCAAGCACAAGCCATTCAAGAAATATTCCCTGCTGCTGGCCCTGTTAAAACATCGGTAGTCGGCCAAATAACAGATGAAAAATCCCAGCAGGCATCTAGGGTACGAGAGTACTTAAATTATCTGCTTACTGAAAAAATGACCGAATACAGGTCGGAAACAGAAAAAATGCTGTTTTCCTTACCTTTAGCCGGTTCTGCTTTCAGAAAAGTGTATTACGATCCTAATATGGGTCGGCCTTGTTCCATGTTTGTACCTGCTGAAGACTTTGTAGTGAGCTACGGAGCTTCTGATCTAAACACTTGTGAACGCGCCAGCCACATTATGAAGCGTACCAGCAATGAGGTACGCAAATTACAGGTCTCAGGATTCTACAGTGATATTGATTTACCCGATCCAAGTCCTGATACCGGAGATATTGAAAGAAAATACAACCAACTAACAGGCGGGTCGGCGAATTATGAGTTCGATAACCGCCACACTATTCTGGAAATACAGGCAGAAATGGATCTGATCGGATTTGAGGATGCTGAGTATGGTGAACCTACGGGTATAGCCTTGCCTTATGTCGTTAGTATCGACAAGTCTTCTCGTCAGATACTTTCAATACGCAGAAACTGGTATGAAGATGACCCGATGAAGATGAAACGGGAACATTTTGTTCATTATCAGTATTTGCCAGGTATTGGATTCTACGGATTCGGCTTAATCCACATGATTGGTGGCTTGGCTAAGTCTGCAACCAGCATTTTACGCCAGTTA